CCCATCGCTGGCACACCATCACCCCCAGCGACGAGCCTGGCGGAAAAAGTAGCACACCCGCGCCGTCACCCTTCCAGCCTGACCCGGCGCAAGCTCAAGCGTTTCGGCAAAGCCTTGATCGGGCGTTGACCAGCCGGCAATCAGTAGTCGCCCCTATTGTTGTTGGCGATACCCCAGCGGTTTTAACAGCGCTCGGCGTCCCCGCAAAACCTATCGTGATCAGCCGAGACGTGGCTCGCAAGGCCACCAATGGTGTCAAGCACAACGTCCCGATAGATGCCATCAAGCAACTGCCGGAAATTCTGGCCGATCCGGTGATGGTTTTTGATTCCGCCACGATTATCGGAGGGAGAGTAGTGCTGGCGGATTCTGTTGATCAGAATCAACGGCCCGTAGTGGTTGCATTACATCTTTCCGTGAAAGGAAAGCACCATATTGTCCACCAAATAGCCAGCCTGCACGGTCGCCCTGAACCGCAAATTATAAACTGGATTCGTGATGGCTTATTGCGATACCGCCAGACGCAAAAATGCCTTGAGTGGTTCCAGTACAGAGGGCTGCAATTGCCCAAAGAGGGAACGACGCAAGGCATTAAAGAAATAGTACTCACCGAAGCCGATATCGTCAAGCCGTCCGCCCCACTCCAGAAAGCCGCGACCCTGTTTTTTAAGGCGCACATCGACGACACCCAAAATGCCCCTTCTCTTTGACCTTGACCCGCTGACCTGCTGCCAGACCGATCATGTGCTGGACGGGCTATACAAGGCCCTTGGTGAACAGCCCGAGGCGGATATCTGGCAGCCGCATCATGACCCGTGGCAGCGCGATCACATCGAAGCCGTCACCCAGCGCGGCCTTGCCCGGCTGGACGCGATCCGCGTGGCCTTGATGATGGCCTTGCCCGAGGAGCCGCTAAGCAAGGCGGATGCCCCGTGGTTGCGTTGGTCACAGGCCGATTTCGACCGGGTGCGCGACTATTTGCGAAGCAAGCCCAGCGCCGCCTTCACCCTTGACGATTGGATGCTGTACGCCGATTGGCTGATTCAGGAATACCTGCCGGACGGGGTTATTGACAGCGAGGCGGAATATCTGACGGTACGCGCCCACATCGCGGGCAAGGTGAACGCGACCCTTGAGGCGCGCAAGCTCAAGCCCAGCCAGATATCGGCCATCCTTGCCGTGCTCCCGCATCAGCTTGGCGGCATTCCGTCCGGTGTGCTCAGCGAACGCCAGGCGCATATTCTGCGCTTTGCCCATCGGGAAACTGCCAACCTGATCACGGCCCTGACCAGTCAGACCCGCCAGCAGATGAAGGGCGTGCTGATTAACGGCATTCGCCGCATTACCCTGGGCGACAAAAAGGGCACATGGCAGACGCTGCACAGCGAACTGCTGGACACTTTTGGCAACCTCAATCGGGACTGGCGGCGCATCGCCATTACCGAGACCGGCAACGCGACCAATGTCGGCTATTTGTCCACCCTGACGCCCGGCAGCAAGGTCCGCAGAGAAGAGGCCTACCGGGGCGCCTGTCCCTTTTGCCAATCGATCCGGGGTCGGGTATTGACCGTGGTCAGTGATGGTCACGAACCCAAGGATTGGGATACCGAAGTATGGCCGTCCAAAAGCAACATCGGACGCAGCGCATCGCCCCGGAAACGTGTCGGCAGCGCGCTAGTGCCGCGCGCCCCAGATGAATTGTGGAGCATCCCCGCAGGGACGGTGCACGCACATTGCCGCGGATCGTGGAGCAACGCCGATCACGCGCCCATCGTCAACAACGAATACCAGATGTGGCTACGCGGCCTGCTGGTCGAGGCTGGCCTGCCGGCAGTGGTTTAGCCCCTGCCCACCCACCAGTCGCAGGCAGCATCTTGTGCCCGCACCGACACTTGCCGGGCGGCACACTGGCCCGCCTTGAACTCCAAGCAAGCGCCGCAGGTGCCCGTTACGGGCGTCATCCAATCGACCACATGCGCAGGTAGCCCCGTAGCGTTTGCGCTTGAATTTGGCCCCTTGGAGGGCGCTACTTCGGGCATGATGAAGTGGCTCGTGCCGTGCGCCCGGAACCAGGCCAGACAGGCCGCCATCAGCGAGTAAGCGGCATGCGGATCAAGCCCCAGCTTCACCACTTTGCGCTTGGTCTTGCGCTGCTCGTCATCATCCTCCAGCACCAGGCCGCACTTCTGGTAGTGCACCCAGAATAGATCGGACAGCACCGGGGCGGGTTTGCCTACGCCGCCATCGCGCACTTCTTGAATCAGCGCCAAGGGGTCGGGGAACACGATGTACTGTTCCCGCAACCGGGAGGCCGCCCAGTCCAGCACCCGGTATTGATCGGCGCGCAGTGTGTAGCGGCTACGGAAATCATCTGCCGTCTTGCGATCCGACTTCGTGACCAGGACATCACCCCAGGACACGAAATCCTCCAGATCACCGTAACTGGTAATCAGCCAGACCTTGCCTTCATGGCGCTTGGCAAACAGCCGGGCGCTATCGATATTGGGCAATTGCTCGATCACGCAGATGACCACGCCGAATTCGTCCATGATCGCATCCAACCGCGCCCAGGGATCGAGCGCATAGACCGCCTCAGCATGGATCACGCCCATGCGGCCATCCTGTAGCCGCTCGACCACGGTCACCACCGAGAACGAGCCCATTTGGTCGATGCCCATGTAGGTCCCGGTCGCGGTCTTTTTCCACGTCAGGCCGGCCCGCTGGCCCGCTTCAGCACAGCGGCGCAGGGTATCCAGTGTGGCCAGCACCTGATTGGTATCGGCAAAGGGTGTGCCCAGTTTCCGGCAGAAGAAGTTCTGGCGCCGCGCCGCCGTATCCGCCAGACCCCATGCTTCGATCAAATTGCGCGGGGTGATGGTGGGCGACAGAATCTGGCTCATGTGGTAGGAGGTGATATCCGCGTCCGGATTGTGCGCCACCCAGCGCCCCACTTGCGGGTCAGGGATCCACTCGCCACAGACCGGGCAGTAGTACACGAAATCGTCGGGCGCATCCGGCCAGCGGCCATCGTTGTACGCGACCGGGAACGTGCCGGTGTTATGCAGCGCCGCTTGCAGGGCCACATCCGTCAGCACTACGCCCTCTTTACAGCCACACGCGGTGTGGTAGCGCCGCTGATCGCCGCGCAGGTACCAGGCGTGGATATCCATCTCTGGCCACAAGGGCGTGGACAGCATCAGCCGGAACTTGATGCGTGACGCCGAGAGCCGTTCCGATACCGTGTCGATCTGTTCCAGCGCCATGCCCTGGGTTTCGTCCAGGGATAGCACATCGCCAGGGAATGACTCCGTAACGCCGCCGGCCCGGCCCGATGTCCAGAGGAATTTGAAACTTGAATCCAGGGACGGCATGGCCCGGGTCAGGATGTTGCCTTCAGCGCCGCCGCCTTGGGTGATGAACGAGTACAGGGAGGGAATGGTGCGCAGGATCGGCAGGAAGCGCTGCGCCGATTTATCCGCCGCCATCGCGCGATCCGGCAGGTACATCAGCGCCTTACACGGGGCAAACTTGACCGCCATGTATATGTCCGCCAGTTGCTCGAACACAGTCAGGCCCATTTGCGCGCCCTTCATCAGCACCAGGGTCTTTCCGTACGCCTCCTCGATCGTGGTCGGAATCTGGTCGTAAATCTCCCACAGCGCCTGGCGATTGCTCAGGGTGAACGGGTGGCCGTCCACCTTCAGCCCTTGCTCCGCCAGCGACTCGCACCATTGGCGAAAGGTCATCTCAGCAGGAATGGGCGAGACTGGCAGTGTTGCCGCTGCAAGCTTGCGCCGCCGCCGTAGTTCCAGCTCAGCCGCTGCACGCAAGGGGAGCGAGACGCGCGTCAACTGGGCACCTTGCCCTTCGCCAGAGCCAGAAGCTGTTCTTCATCCAGGCGCGTCAGATCGCCCATTTGCGGCTCCAGGTTGTAGGCTTTGCGCTCACCATCCTGCATGATCCGCAAGGCTTCCGCGTTCATCTTGGCGTGCCGTGCCGCGTCAAAGTCATCAGCAACGGAGCCAAAGAATGCCCGATGCGCTTCCCAGTCCTGTTGATGCCGGGCAATGAC